AAGTTCAAAAAATAGACGCTAGCACCAAAAATATATTAAATAATTGGACCACAATAGCAAAAGCAGCAATTCATGAAGATTTCTCTCCGGCTAAAATGAGCAGAGCAATTAAAAATAATACTTTAATTAATAATGCTTATTATGTTTTAGTAAATTAATTATTATTTGTATTTTAATGTATTTTTGCAACCGTTCTAACAGTCGCAAAAATATATACACTTTCCCATACACAATCATATTTTTTGCTCCTGAACGTTCAGGACCAAAAAATATATAACGTAGTTTAAAATTATTGTATTATTTTTCATAAAAGTCACCATAAAAAAAATTGAAATATAATACTTAAATATACAAATAAGTATTACATTATTATATACAAAATGAGTGAAACAACTTATAACAATGATATTTCTGGATTAGTAAATATTAATGAACGCTATGAGAGTTCATTAATAAAAAAATGGATTAAATTAATTCCAACCGATCAAACAATTCCATTTGAGGAATATAATAGAAAAGACTATTTTATTCCAATAGCAGATATAGTTTTAGATAGTGAATTATTTACATCTGGAAAAAAACAAGGAAATAAAAAAAGAGATACTTTAATTCAATTTGTTCCAACAATTTCAACCAAAGCATTTAACAAAAAAACAGAATGGTTATATTTACTTGTAATTAATGGTATGATTGTAAAAATTGGTGGAACGAGAACCGGACTTAAAGGAAGAGTAGCATCTTATCTATGCGGTCATCATATAGAAGAAAGAGGAAAATCTGGTGATTGCTCTAAAACAAATGGTTTTATTTATAACACATTTGAGTTTTACCTAAATCTAGGTTGTAAAATTCAAATGTATGGATATGAATTACCTAAAACCGAAATTATTATTGAAATGTTCGGTAAAGAAACAAAAATAACAGCACAAACATACCATGCTTACGAAAGCACGTTTTTGGAAGATTATAAAAAGAATTATAGCAAATATCCTATATTAAACGACAATTGTGACCCAGATTACAAAGAATAATTTTATACATAAATTTACATATTTTCACAAATATATTCAATTTCTTCTTTTGTAATGTTAAAATAATTATATAGTTCTTGATGATTTCCAGAATATTCTATGGTTGGAATAGGAAAACTTTGTAATATTCTTATGTTGTTAAAATTACCCCAACGACAAATATTATTAATAAATACATATAAGGGATGCTGCAATATTTGTAAATATTTTTTTGCTTCTTCTTCATTAGAACACATTATAAATACGATTGATTGTGTCATTCCACAATTATCAATAAATACACTATACTTATCTGTTGTTGATATAAATATTTTATATCCTTCTTGATATTTATGAGGTCTTGACGAATATACGGTTTGACTTGGTGTATGAATTAATTTGTATTTAAATTGTTCTGTTTTTGTATCACAAATAAATTCCGCTTTTGTATATTTATGTAAATCACTACTGGTTTTAACCTCAAATTTTGGTAGCATTGTATTATCAATTGTTTTTGATAATATATTTTGAACCATTTGATTATATAATAATGGAATGTATTTGCGTTGTTTTGATATAACCGAACTAACATATTCTTTTTTCTTCCATATTCCAGAAACATTAATATTTTTGTAGAAAGCACAATTTTGAATTATATACCATGTAAAACTAGAACCAATTTTTTTGAAATATTTTTTTGCACTATGTATATCCAAATGTATTATTTGTAATGATGTAATAATTTCAATTAATACATTCCTATCAGCGTAAGACATCCAATTATCTGGTGTAATAAATAATAAATAACCATTTGGTTTTAGTTGTGATAATGCTTTTTCAATAAAATCCTTAATTAAGTTGTGATTTTTGGATGCTCTTTTACCGTTTTCTAATAATTTTGCGTATGGTGGATTAGCAACGATTAAGTCATATTTTTTACTATTGTTAAATGTAATAAAATCATGGTTAGTTATTTGTAAATTGTATTTTTCACTACAAAATACGCTACACACATTTTCTAATCTACTTTCATTAATATCATTAAATTCTAATATTTGTTCTAATATAGTTTTTTTATCGTGATACTTTAACAATTCAAAAATGATAGAAATACTGAAATTTCCATTACCACAACAAGGATCTAAAATGGATAAATCACTTTTTGCCCATAACTCGTTAGGAATTTTACTTATCATTTCACTTATACAATCAATCGGTGTAGGTTCGTCATTGGTTGATTTGTATGTGCTTTTATCAGTATTTAATGTTTCATCATAATATTTTTTAATTTCATTAAAGGTTGATGTATCAATTGTTATTTTTTGCGTATTTTGAATTGCGACAGACGTATTTTCAACAGACGAACATAGCGGAATATTTAACTTAGTTAATTTTTCTTCAATCAATTCTTTAATTATGCTCTTATTACCGCAGGGAGTTTTTCTTTTTTGATGTTGAGTATAATGGGATTTACTATTAAACTCTTTACCGCATTTTTCGCAACTAATTTTAGACATTTTTAGTATTTAAAATATATTGTAATATTATATTTTAAAATCAATTATTTATTATAATTATTAATATATTATAATTATTAATATTAAATAAACAATATAAAGAAAAAAGCACAAAATTAAAACTCATCGCCAAATTCAAAAGTGTTTAGTTTAGCATCTTTAGTTGTGAGCGAATACTCGCTTACGCGATCTTCAAAAAAGTTAGTTTTTGTTTCAATGCTAATGTTTTCCATCCAATCAAACGGATTTTTGCTTTCATATATTTTGTCGCCTCCTAATTGAAGGCTTAAGCGGTCAGCAACAAATTCAATATATTGTTTCATTAATACTTGGTTCATGCCTATTAATCTGCATGGAAGCGAATCGTTAATAAATTCGAGCTCAATTTCAACCGCTTCGCTAATTATTTCGTGAATTTTTTGCTTTTTAAGCGGCTTTTCTAATTTGCTATGTAATAATACAGCAAATTCGGTATGCAATGCTTCGTCTCGCGAAATTAGCTCATTTGAAAAGGTTAGTCCAGGCATTAGACCGCGTTTCTTCAACCAATAAATAGCGCAAAATGCACCCGAAAAGAAAATACCTTCAATACAAGCAAACGCAACAAGGCGAGTAGCAAAATTGGACTTCTTATCATTAATCCACTTTATAGCCCATTGACCCTTCTTCTTAATGCAGTCATATTCATTTAGTGCATTAAATAATTTGTGCTTTTGCTCTTTATCTTTAATATATGTATCAATTAATGTGGAATATGTAATAGAGTGAATATTTTCCATAGCAATTTGCAGGCCGTAAAATGCTCGCGCCTCACTTAATTGCACTTCACCCATAAAGCGAACACCTAAATTTTCTAACACAATTCCGTCACTAGCAGCAAAAAACGCTAAAATCATGGAAATGAAATGTTTTTCATCATCATTTAGCGTGTCCCAATCTTTATTATCTTTTGAAAGGTCAATTTCTTCTGCTCTCCAAAACAAATCTTCTGCTTTTTTATACATTTTCCATATGTCTTGGTCTTTAATTGGAAACATAACATACCGATTAAGGTCTTCTTGTAATAGAGGCTCTACGCAATTCTTATTCATTCTAAATAATATATGTCTATATTTTTATATAATTTTTATAAGTGTTATTTTTATTATTTTTATTATTCTTATTATTTTTTATTATTTTTATTAAATATAAAAAAATATACAATATACAATATATAATATATAATTTATATGGCTAGTTTTGGAGGTTCTATTGCCAAACATGATATGAAAGTTAAAAAGTTATTAGAACAAAGCGAAGACGACACTACTTATCTTATTGATCAATATAGCGCATTAAAACGAGTATCATCAAAAAACCCTGATATTTTAAAATTATTAGAAGACCGCAAAAAGCAGTTAACAAAAAAACTACTAATTAAAGAAAAACAAATTGAAGCACTATTAAATATTTCGGACCATTTAAATAGCATAACTTTAGAACAAAAAAGCCATAGTGAAACACATATTAAAGATATACATAATAAAATTGCAATATTAGAAAAGGAAATTAGCAAATTACGCAATATTATTTAGAGAAAATTATAAATAGAAAATAAATAGAAAATAAATAGAAAATAAATAGAAAATATATAGAAAATAAATAGAAAATAAATAGAAAATAAATAGAAAATATATAATTATATTCTTATATATTATTATATACAAACATGAAAAGTAGAATTTCAAGTTCTATGTTGAAAAAAGTTATGAATAAGAAAATATTTAATAATAATTTACTTAATAATAAAATAACAAACAATAGAATAACATTGCTAATTGTAGCAGCAATAGCGTTCTTTTCGTTATATATACATATTGTAAATTCGCATTTTAGTGCTGTGTTATTATTTTTCTTGACGGGTGCTCTTGTATATGGTTTTACTAAAAATATGGTTATTGTTTTAGGAAGCGCATTTTTAGTAACTACTATTGCTTCTATGTTAGCGCGGTCTTTTGGTTTTAAAGAGGGTCAAGAAAATATGAAGAAACCAAAGAAAGCAAAGAAAAAAGAAGAAGAAGAAGAAGGTAGCGACGAAGAAGATGCAGATGGAGTGAGTGAAAATATTGAAAAAGCACTTAAAGGCCTACCTGCGGCTATAGATGAAGGTGCTTCAGCACCAAAAAAGGACGCATCTGGATTTGACAATAAACAAAAGTTATCTCCGGCTTTATTTAACACACCAAGTAAAAAGAATATGGAGCAGCAATTAGGAAAAGCATCAGAAGCAGAAAAAGCATATGATAATTTAGAAAAAATCATGGGTACTGAAAATATTAATTCTATTTCGTCAGACACAAAGGATCTTATTAAGCAGCAAAACGATTTAATTAAGCAATTAAAAACTATGACGCCGGCATTAAATAGTGCTATGGCATCATTAGGTGGTTTAGATTTAAATAAATTGACGGGTATGTTTAATAGTGCTACTAAAAATCTCTCGGAAATAAAAGATGAATAAAGCAAAATATTATTTCTAATTACTAATTTTAATTCTAATTACTAATTCTAATTACTAATTCTAATTAGTATTCACTATTTATATAATAAATATTTATATAAATAGTCATGAAGCGTGATTTTATATATATTATTAACAATAAATTACATAATTATAACTATTTAAAATATACATTATTATTTTATATAATAATTATACATTCGTATTATGCTTTATTTATTTATTTAAAAAATAATAATAACATGCTAATATTTGCATATTTTTTGTTACTCCTTTTATGTTATACTAAATTTAATAAGTTTAGTTATTTTATAGGTTATGTTTATTTATTATTTACAAGTTATTTATTTTCAATTAATATATTTTCAGGTATTATAATTGAAGGAGCAACAGGAAGAAATGCCGCAAAAGAAGCTAGTGGTGCAGCTTTTCTTCAGGACGAAGAAAGTATTGGATCTAAAGTCAATACTAGAAGAGAGAGTGCAAAAGCAAAATTAGATGAAGAACAAGAAAATTCAAAGTCCGAACAAGAATCAGGACCAGCCGGGACATATATGGCAAAAAGGGTATCGCAAAGATCATTAAATATAACAGGTGGAAACTTTAAAAATCCAACTTCAACCAAGAGTGTGGACACCACAATAAACAGCAATCCTCCAAAATCAGTAAATATAAATTCAGAAGTAACTTACTAAA